AAGAATATCTTGCAGGAGAATCAGTAGAATCTCTCTCCAAGAAATATGTTAAATCAGAATCACAGTTAAATAAGATGATCAAGAAGTTTTCAGAGGTCTTAACATGAGCAAAAGCAAACAATCGTTAACAGAATTTAGTTTTGATGGCGTTCCTTTAGAAAAAGAAATACCTGATATTTTAAATGCACCACCTGTCGCAGGAGATCCAGAATACTCTGACATCTATAACTGGTTACGTGGTTTAAACCCAATACCTCCGGATATTGCAAATTTAGGAGAAAATGTTGCTATTAGAATGAATTGGTTTATTCTATCTACAACTATAAATCAATATGCTCGCTTGCCTGTTTTACTCAAATTTGTAAGAGATGCAGAAGAGAGAATATTCAATAATCCAGAACCCACTACAGATTTAAATAAGCTTCTTGAGCTCTATAAGGTTTCATCTACTGAAATTGAGAAGATGTTAGAGTTCACAAGAAAGTTTCTTATTCAGAACAAAGATCTACTTAAAGGAATAAAGCAATATGAGGACGAGGATTATTATCTTCTAGACAAGATCAAATCTCTCAATCCCGAAGATCTAGAAAAGCTTAAAACAGTCTTAGAGAACATTTAATGTCTTTAGCAGATCTATCAACCGCTCTCGGAAATGTACTTTCAAAAAGAGACGTTTTAACTCAAGATTATACTCCAGTTTCTCCACGTGAATTCTTAACTTCATCTTATTACACTGGTTATGAGAAGGGGGAAATATATGATTTTTGGATTAAAGAGATAACAGATTTCTTTGATGGGGATTATAATGAGCTAATTATAGTCGGCAGTTTAGGCTCGGGTAAAACAACCGCTGCTAATGTTTTACTCACTTATGCTTATTACAAGTTATTTTCTTATTCAAACATCAATGCCTACTTCGGTTTACCTAGGATTTCTGACGTTTATAACATTTACTTTTCAACAACATCAAGACAAGCCCAACTAACTGGGTATAAACAGTTTAGAACAATTGTAGATTCAGCACCTTGGTTTAAAGGAAATAAGCCCAGACGTGAATCTATCGACTCAATCATAGAGTGGAATGAAGGTAAGTTTTCAGTTATCTCCGGAAGCACCCAGTCACACGCAATCGGTATGACTGTCTTCTCATTTATTCTGGATGAGTCTGACTTTTTTGGTAAGAATGGAAGAATAGACGATTCTTACTCTCAGGTCACAGAGATGTATGATGAATTGGTTGATAGGCGTGCTTCAAGATTTCTAAAACATGGGCAAGATAAATCCTTTTCTATCTTAGTCTCTTCAACTTCATTCCAATCATCGTTTACTCAAAAAAGAATAGAAGCAGCAAGCTCAGATCCAAGAATAAAGGTTGTGAATGCAGTAGGCTATAGAATTAAACCTAAAGGGACTTACTCTGATAAGAAGTTCTTCGTGTTTAAGGGAACATCTAACGTTGAACCTGAAATTATAACATCTCCAAGTCAGATACAAGTTTTATCTAAGAAAGTACAAGTTCCATCCGGAATCACAGGTCAAGAGAAAACACTCGACGAAGCACTCTTAAATATATCTCCAGAGTTTAAATATCATTTAGAAGATGTGCCTGTAGATTTCTATAAGGAATATGAAAGAAATCTATACAAATGCTTGATGAATCATTCCGGTGTAGCAACCGTACGTGTGGGCAGACTTATGCAGTCAAAAACATACTTACTAAAAGCATACGAAAATGAATTAAAGCACCCATTCACAAGATCAGAAATAGAGTTATCTACTGATGACGATATTCAGCTAAGGGAATACTTTGATTTTAGTTCAGTTATAGAAAAAGAGAAACCCCATGCAATTCACGTAGATCAATCTCTCTCTGGGGATTCAACAGGAATATCTTTAGTGAGATATGATGGAGATATTAAAACAGAACATGGATACAAACGTCATTTTACACAGGTTTTCTCGCTTAGGATAAATCCACCCCCAGCACCCCATCAAATAGCAATCTATAAGGTTAGGCAGTTCATTATTGATCTCTTTGATTTTGGTATTAACTTAATTAAAGTCACAAGCGACAGTTTCCAAAGTAGCGACATGAGACAGGTTCTCAATGCTTATGGAATTAATGCTGAATATCAATCGCTAGATCGCAATGACTCAGCTTATATTCTATGGCTTCAACTACTGCAAGAAGAATCTTTCTCAATGTACTGCTACCCTATTTTAGAGAAAGAAATCGAAGAAGCTATTCATGATAGAGCACGCCACAAGGTCGATCATCCTCCACATCATAGTATCGATGTGTTCCAATCTTTAGTAGGAGCTCTAAATAACTTGGCAAATACAAACACACCATCATATACTTTTATTGGAACATTTGTGGAACGAGCATCTTTAAAAACAGAGACAGATGAATTTGTTTCTGGCATAATGCGAGGACAACCAACGGATTATTCTGAGTTTATTAAGAGACGTTCCAAAGACACAGCAAGAAAAAATTACTTGGATTTATTTAAATAGGGATTTATATGTTAAAGAAATTAATGCGCAATCTTAATGATGCAGCTGTTACAGACAAAAGCTCTTTAGAGAGTCTAAGCATGTTGTTAAAGACAGCTTTCGTTCAATTGAAGTATCCATCTAAAAAACCTAAAATTGTAGGAGAAGAGGTTATTATTGGATCCAATAATATTGTTAAAGGTTTAGATGTTGGCATAGAAGTAAAAGCCTATATCGATGATGAGGGGTTAAATATAGCATCTACGGTTTATGTAAGTGATGAAGAAATAGACCAATCTCAAGGATACGACGATAGTGTCACTATAGATTTCAAAGATTTTGAATCATTTGTTAAAGCAGGCGGACTACGTGAAATAGTAAATTTCATAGAATTAGCTGTAGACTCTGCAATTAATTCATAATTCGAACCAAATAAATATGGCTATATTTGATTTTCTAAGACCTAAAAAGAACCCCCTTCTCCCAGAAAAGGGAGTTTTTGATTCGTTAGATTTAGAGGCTTTAAAAGAGTCTCTTTCTAAATCAAATTTCTCTCAAATTATTGCTAAGATAAGAGAAAGACAGATTACACGTGAAAAGAGATTTGTTGAATACGAGGTCTTGGCAAACGACCCTATTATTGGACAAGCTATTGAGATGATGTCTGATGATGCAACTCAATTCGATCTAGACAGAGAAAAGACAGTTTGGGTAGAGTCAGAAGATGAGGCTTTTGCTAAGGAGATCAATCTATTCCTTAAAAAGATGGTTGAGCCTTATATAGATTCAATTGCAGCTTCTATTCTTAAATGTGGAGAGTTTGCATTCAGAGTCTATCAAGAGATGGTCGAATCTACAGGAGAATCAACACAGGATAAAGAGCAAGGAGATGTAGAGATATCACTCTTTCCCATTAAGAATCTTCAAAACTTACACCATATAGTAACACAAAGAGGCGAGCATTTCTATCTCTATACTGATAATATAGCTACATCAAAAGAGATGGTAGCTTATGATTACACAGAGTTTATTCATTTTATTAATTACTCTATTATTAACTCTGAAGAAGTAGAGATTACTTTTAAAACAGAAGATAAAGAAACTAAAAAAGTAGAAACAAGAACAGAGAAAGTCTTTCTACTTTCCGGGGAATCTTTAATAACAGATAGAATTTCACAACTACACAAAATCCTAATTACGCTTGAAGATGGAATCATAGCAACAAGACTAGCTAAATCTAAGCTAGTCAGATTTATTAATGTAGAGGTTGGCAAGGTTCCTGACGAAAAGATTCCATCTATTATTCAATATGTTGACGGACTTGTTAATAAAACAGAAGAGATATCAAGTACATCTGATTATTATAGTGCTGAAAGAAGGCAAGTCGAGCCTGTTTCTGTAGTTATGCCCGTTAGAGATGATAAAGGTAGAGTGACAATAGAAGAGTTCTCGACATCTGCTGATATAAAAGAAATTGCTGACATTGAGTATTTTAGAGATCTCTTCTTTGCCAGTCTCAGAGTTCCAAAAGCCTTCTTTGGTATTGGTGAAGCTATGCCTGGTTCCGGATCTGGTTCATTTCTTAGGATGGATATTAAATACGCTCGTGGGGTTAAAAAAGTCCAGAGGGTTATGGTTAATGGTATTAAAGATTTAGTAGCTGTCTTAGTAAGTAAGAAAAAGTTAAGTAAGAAAGATTTTAAAGTTCCAGAATATACGGTTAAGGTTGTCAAGATCTCATCAGCTGAAGATATGGAAAAGAATGAAGAAATAGCTTTGAGGGTGGATATGGTCAACAACCTTATGACTGCATTTTGGGATGATAATACAAGTGATTTTAATATGAAGAAGATTACAGTAGCAAAGAAGTTTTTTGAACAGGTAGTTCCTGTTAATGCTTTGTCTACGTTTTTAAAAGGTATATCTATTAAATCAGAAGTTTAGGAGCGATAATGTATACAGATAATTTATTTGCTAAATACCCACAGATTTTTACAGCTGCAACAACAGCACCAACATACGAATATAAAAAGGCTATAGTTCCCACAACATCTATTGTGATTAAAGGGTTAATGGCTATTAATGGTCTTAATATTTATTTTCCTGCAATTAAAGGCGTTGATGGTTTCAAAGTTGGCGAGTTTAAGTCCAAGAGATCCGTAACAGAGTTTATGTTTCTGTTAGCGTCAGTTTCGCATGTGGAAAGAAATCTCTCTAATACCATATCAAATGTCACTATGCCTGAAGGGAAAAAGTATAAATTCATATTTAATAAGTTGTATAATGCGACATCTGGACCAATTTATGATAGGAAGAAAGATGGAGACCTTAAGACATATGCCGGCTCGTTCCTCAAGTTCTTAAGAGAGTGGTTTAATCAGGTAAACTCAGCTCTACAAAAATATGATTATTCCGAATCTGTCTATGTTTCTAGGATGAGACCGTTTCATCATTCTGTGGCTACAAATCAGGTTAACCAGCCCCCTTTTTACACACCCCCGGCAGGTTTAGCTATGTTGCCCCCAGATTTCTTATTTCAAACAAGTATAGATCCAGCTACTTCCCAACCGAAAATATACGGTACTGATGTTAAGGGTCCGGATTTTGGCGTTAAGGAATTTATTATTCTGAACAAACTCACAGCACGCTATTTCTCTACTTTTCCACAATACAAACCCCAAATTGTTCCAGAGAGTGCCGAGCTTTTATCTACAATGGTTCGTTTAATTAAAAAGGAGCTAGTTTCCTATAAATCTATTCCCATAGCAAACATGTTATCTGATTTGATAGAGAGATATGAATATAATGTGGTAAATCAAGAAGAGGCATTCAAAGCTTTATCTTATGAAACTCACACACTCAGTACTTTCAATGTAGAACAAAGAGACAGATCTTTGGTTAAAGATATTAACAATCCAACAACTGCTGGAATCAAAATCATGCTTCCAAAGAGATTTTCTGATTTCCTTAAAAATAGACTTTCTACATCTCTTTCAAGAGGAACGAAAACACAGCAGACATATGTATGGACGCTGATGGCATACCCAATCGTTGGAATTTACTCGAATTACTTTATGAATATAACAGGCGTTCAAGTTCCCGCTAACGTTGATATGACCAAAACCATAGGCAATTATTTTGAAGAGGTTTACAAGCTTAAATCTGAAGAGTTCCCATATTTAGATGATAAAGGCGGTTATTTTGGGAAAGTAAATAAAGTTATAAAGATATTAATTAATGCATTACCATAGAGGTGGATTGTGTACGAGCAGTTTTTCCCGTTTTATGAATATTCGCTTTCGTCAGCTAAGCAAGTCGTAGATGTTAAAGTAGACAGAATCTATATACCGTTAAATGACAATACATTTCTAAAAGACTATACTGATGAAGATAGACTTGATTTTGTTAAATCCTGTCTCTCCGAGTTCCCTAAAGTTATAGAATTCCATCTATTACAACCATATCAGGTTTATATTCCAATATTGTCTGATCTACAAAGTAAGATGCTTAAATGGGTATTGAGAAATCAAATGATGATAAAGGATAATATTGACTACAGTTCCATATTATCTGATCTTCTTATAAATAGTGTGTTGAATACAATTACAGGAGCTGTCGTTATAAAAGACTACTCTTCTGTGTTTAATGATTTTACAATACATGATGTTGATGAAAAAACTAAATCTGTATCTTATAATCTAGGAAATGGTTTCCTTTATCAGGACATCCCTCAATTTGCGTTTGATAGAATCTACGATCTAAGACCGTTTGATGGAGAAGATTTCTTAGCTATGCACTCCTATGTACAAACGCTAACAGATGCTGTTGATATATCAGCTATGGCTTCAAAAGCAGAAAACATTAAAAGTGCAAAGATCTCACCGACTGTAAGTGAATCAGATGTAGAATCTGTGTTAAGGGCCATTCTTTCAACAGATCAGGATAAGGTCAAAGGTGTTCCCTGCCTTTGCGGTCTGTCGGGAGTCGCAAAAAGTGCGATGGTTAAAAAGATTGCTGATAGTAATGGTTGGAGACTTGTAGATTTTAGAGCTGCATTTTTACACAGGCTCGATATGGAAGGTTTGTTTTATCTAACTGACCAGAAAGGTGAAGCTCTCCCAGCTACTGATAGAGAGACTTTCAATAAATACACTAAACAAGCTTACTTAGGAGATTTTGTTCAATGTTCAGACCAGTATTTATTATTCTCTAAGACTATGGTTCAAAAACTATCAGCTCTTAAGGAGATTGGTCCAGAAGATCCTATGGCTCCTTATAAGGAAGAGCTTAAGAATACTGTCGTCGAAGAAATTCCAGAAGTAGATGCTGATGGAGCAGTTGTTTTGGATTCTGACGGTAAAGCTATAATCAAATCAAAAAAGACAGCTTTTGACCAATTGGATGATATTATAGCAAGATTTGAAGAAACATCAAAACCAACATGTTTATTCTTTGATGAGATCTTGAGAGCCAAAAAGAAAATTATGGAATTGTTTACAATTCTATTACATGATAAAAAGATGGATGATCTTACTTTTAAAAACTGTAAGATAGTAGCAGCTGCCAACACTCCTCATGGATTAAGAACATCTGCAAGCGTCTTTGTTCAAGAATCAATTACAGATCCCGCTATTAATAATCGTCTTTACGTGATACCAGTGACACCAACTGACGTTTACCCATCTTGGTTAGATTATATTAAGAAAGCAGGCTGGTCTCCATTAGTGACTGAGTTTGTATCTCAAAAAATAGGCTATGCTTATGATTTAACTGTATTAAATAGTTCTAAATCTGATAAGGAAAAGAAGGAACTAAACTACGCTACTTTCAGAGCTTGGGAAGCTGTAAATAAGTTGATAAAGGTTTATGAAACTAATGGACAATTAATGCAGTCCTCAATAAGAGGACTTCTTGGAGACACGCAGGTAGAGAAAGAATATATCTTATTCTTAAGAAACAGACAGGTTAAATTCTCTGAGACTACAGTTGGAACAAATACTACTGTTTCTGATGATCCAATGGCGGCTATGTTAGAAGCAAATATTGAAGCAGGCGTTCCAACTGGATTATTCGGCGTTTCCGGCATAGGAAAAACTCAGCGTGTAACTGACTATGCAGAGCTAAAGAATCATGAACTTTTAACATTCCAATTATCGCAGAAATCCCCATCCGATATTATGGGAGCACCTTATACTGTGCCTATTGAGACATTCCTAGTTTCTAAAGCATTTGAAGGAACAAATCTACAGACAAACAACGGTGTCCTCGACATAGTAAAGAGTGTTGCTAGGGGAATAAAGGGATTACCCGGAAAGATAACTTCAAGAGCACCTAAAGCGGATATGCATCAAAAGTTACAAGATGTTAGAGCATATAATAAACTATTTCCAAATAATCCTGAAAAGTGGCGTAAAGTCATTCTCTTTTTTGATGAATGTAATCGTGTTGCAGATGGATCTGAGGCTGTTATGTC